CCGCCGCGCGCTTGCGGGCCTCGGCCTCCTCTGTCGTTATTATATCTTTCTCGGCAAGAGCGTCTATAGTCTCAACCTTAGCGTCATACTCCTCTTGGTTGGCCTCTATTTCCGCATCTACATTATCTATTTGACGCTGGAATAATGAATTACCGATTGATATGATAGCAGAGATCGATTCTTGTATCAAGCGCTTTTTAGCCTGTTCTACTTTTTTTCGCTCCTCTTCCTCTCGTTTGGCATCCTCTATGATTTTATCGCTGGTCTCTTTCGATAACTGAACACGGAGGCGAGCGATCTCCTTCTCTTTCTCTAGCCTCTCATCGCCTTCAAACAAATAAAGATTTGATTCAAGTATACTTAATTGACTTTGTAATGACTCCATAGCATACTGATGCTCCAGATCCGATTTCTGTTTCTCATACTCTTTTTTCTTGATAATCCCTTGCTCATATTGTTTAGTCAAGGCATTAAGCTCTTCGTTTATCTCTATCTGCCTTTGAGAAAGGAGTATCTCGTTCTGAGACTGCTCCGTAGACATAAGACGTTTTCCGTAATCATTGTATAGAGTCTCTATTTGCTTTAGATACTTTTCCTCTATCAACGCCCTGTCTTGGCCTGTTTTGTCCGCCTCTCTTAATTCTTTATCCTTTTGTAGTTGCAATATATCCAAGCGAGCGTCAAGCTCTTGCAAACTTCCCTTTTCTGCAATCGCAAGACGATTTTGAGCCTCCTCATTAGCCCTTTGCTCCGAGATCTTACGGTCGAATTCCGCCAATTTCTTGCTTCTCTCAGCCTCAATAGCCTCAATTTGCTCATTAACCCTTACGCCTTTCGTCTTTACGTCGTCGATACGCTTTTGGAAAGATTGCTCCAAGAGAAGACGGTCTTTCTTATACCCCTCATCCATCACATTAAGACGGGCCTCCTGAATATTCCGTTCGGCCTCCATCTCTAATTTCTCCCTACGCTTGGCCTCTCGTTCTATTTGCTCCTGCTGTCGTTTAAGTTTCTCCTCGTTAGAGTATAGTTGAATATCGGAATTGCCTAATATTTTATTTTCTTCCTCTCTCAATTTAAGCATAGCATTCAGATATATGTTTCCCGCCTTTTCAGCCTCCTTACCTTCCTTTTCTATAGAATCAGCCGCTTTGCCGGCTTTAGCTAAAGCTTCATCTGACGTATTGTAAAAGACTTCAAATCTATCAGTCAAAAATAATAGAGATTGAGCTGTTGGATCTAATACCTTTGTAAGATCAAACCTATCCCAAAACGTAGGATTTTTTCTTCTGTTTTCAGCCTCGATTTCCTTTTGTAACGCTTCTGTGTATTTTTCTTGAGCTAATTTTTGCGCAGCTGCCGCTTGTGCCCTTAATGACATAGCATTAATAAAGGCCTCCGTATTATCTACTAGCAGATTCTCTGCGTCATTAACATCCGTAACTGACACATCTAATTTCTTAAACTCAGAGGCGTTATCAATGATAAATTGCTTCTGCTTATTGAGATTATCTCCTAAATTATTCCATTCCGCTTGTAAGTTGCGTAATGTTACAAGATTCTCCCCATATGATGATGTCGAGTTCTTTAAAGCCTTGGCATAATCCCCGGTGGATGAATTCAAGTCTCTCTGGGCTTCCGAAGCGGCCTTAGCCGAGCTAGAGGATGACAATAAGTTTTTACCCCACTCAAAGATATCCTTACCATATACGGTAAGTAAAGTTATACCAACCGACAACAAGGTATTCCAAGACAAGGCGGACTTAGCTATCTGCTTCCACACAGGAACACCTTTCAGTCCCTCCTCCCGTAAGGCGGCGTTCTCCTTCCTTATCCGAGATATTTGGTCGACCAATATAGGGATATTGTTAGAGATAGCGAGAAAGCCGGTCTGTAGAGATACCGAGAATGCGGGAAACTCACGGGTTAATTGATTGATTGCGTTTCCCATTCCATCCCATGTGGAGACATAATTACCCACGTTTCTCTGATGCTGTCCCAGACTTTTATCAACAGATTTTACCTGAGTGTCCAAAGCCGCTATATTCTTTTGCAACTCTACTCCTAACTTGCTGTTAGCGGCTTCCGTGGAAAGCATCCGATACGCCTTTCTCAGCCTCTCCAATTGCAACGATTGCTCTTGATAACTATCGTTGGCCGAGTTGATCATTTTTGTCTCATTCGTAAGAATGTTCAACAGCTCTCTCAAGGATTCTCGATGAAGCAATTCAGACCTTACCAGATCCTGCCTCTTTTGCACGGCATCTTTAGTTGAGATAGCCCCGCTTTTCTCCATTTTATTCAATTGGCTTTTCTCCTTGGATAGTTGGGCCAATATCGTCCTTTCTTGAGCGACCCTGCGTATATTCTCCTCCCTAGATCCCAATGTCTGGTCAATGAGTCCCTTCAATTCCTGACTTATGACAACCTCTTGTTGCTTGGCTTTCATGTTCTCCGAGATAGCGTTTGATTCCTTGGCTATGGAAGAGGATGATTGATCTAAACTATTTTGAACTTTCCCAGCCGCTTCCGCATATCTCTTGTTAACCTCTATCAGCTCATCAATCTTTCTCTTGTACTGGTCATTGGTCTTATTGAGAGTGTCAATCGTGCTTTTAAGCGCTGATACATTTTTCTTGTACTCCTCGATCTTGGCGTTCAACTCTGACAAGCTTGAGGGATTTATCGTCAACCCTTTCCCTATCTCTTTTACCAACCCGATATAGACATTCTGCGTATCCGCTAATTTCCTATCCAGACGCTCCAGTTGATCAAACGCCTCTTTCCCTACTATATCAGTGATCTTAGTCTCGTTTCCCGCCATAATTCCTCATGTCCTCTAATTGGTTAAACATAATCCTTATCATATTCCCGTACTCGGCAGCGGTGAACGTGTCAGGATCGATACGCATCTTGAAATAGGTGGACACGATCATTCTCTCACGGGTGAAATCTTTATCCTTGGGGTCTACCACCTTAGACTTGTTCCTATCCAGAACGCTCAGGCTATATTTCACTTGTGACATCTTGGACTGGATTCTCTTTTTAGCGACGATCAGATCTTGCTCTCCCGGCTCCTCCGGCATGCGGATACCTACCCTGCCAAGAATATCCGAAGCGTCAGCGTACATCATAGCGTCTATCAAATGATCTGCTGACTCCAACAGGATAAGCTTGATATTGCAATCCACCGCCCTTGACCGATCCTCTATCTCGATAGCGATATTCTTGTTACCGGTTATAACGGAATACTCGTCAATAAGCCCCATCGCCGCTTTCCTTAACTCCCCTTCGGTGGGCTTGGTCCTCCCTCCTTTTATAAGGGCGTTAAGATTTCCCTTGTACATCTCGATGAACTTGCATAAGGGTATCTCGTCGCATGTCGTGTATATATTCGCCATACTATTTATAAATAATGGATATATTCAACAATATCGCCTTTAGATACCATGGCATCTAAAGGCTCGAAGGCAAACGTGCCATCCGTTTTACGGATAAGCACGTAAATGCGTTTATCGGAAACGGCCATCTTGATAGCCAGCCTCCTTATGTTCTCGTATGTGGCCATCGCCTTGTTCTGCGAGGCGCAATTGCACGGCTTTATCATTTGAACCCGTATTTCTTGAATAACTTATCCAACGCGGGAACAACCCGCTCCTCAATCAAATAAGCCCTAGCCTCCGGGGTCAAACCCAGATGACCGGGGCCGTATTTCTTCTCTAAAGCGTCGTCACCGGCATAGAAACCGATGGATCTCGTGACTATCTTGCCACCATCCTTGCCGCCTTGCACGATCGGCGTTATACTGGCGTGGTAATCGCCTCGTATGATAAGGTTGGGGGTGTTAGGGTCCCGTGGCGGAAGATGGAGTATGTCGGAGGACCTAGGCGGGGTTATGCTTTCCTTCATCGCCTTATACCATCTGGCCTTGGCCCTCGCCGCCTTTGGGGTCTTCGTCGTCTCCACGAAATACGGGTCATCCAGATAGGTAGGCTTCAAAGGCTCCTTGTTCTCGTCTAGCCCGGACATGAGTTGATCAGTGATCAAGTCATGGATCAATCCCTCGCTCTCCCTCAAGCTGTTCGTAACCTCCGGCCAGAAGTTCTTCTCCAGCGTCCTCACGGCGTTCGCCACTCCCGCTATTGTCCCCATGGTTCCTCTCCATTATATCATAAGCGTCACCTAATATCCTCCTTCGATCCGCCATTCCCCGGTCAAGGAAGAAAGATCCCTCGTGAGCCTTCACGAAAGCCTTCCTTCCCATACCGAGACAAGCCTCATCATTGAACGATACCCCGTTTATGACCATTGCTCTATACCTTTAACGTCCTCTGCGTATAACTCGGACGGTCTCTTGAGCGCGGGAGTACCGGAGGACGGGGTAAGAGACAACGTGCCGTCATCGGGATTATACGTGGCGGCTGTCACGTTATTCCACACGGAGGAGGAACCTAATAGCGTACCGTACATCTCTGTCAAGTCAAAACCGCCATAATGCTCCACGACCTTGTACTTATTCTCGCCTGTAGCCAATTTCTTGACATCCACCCAGACCAATCCCTTCGCCTCGTCCAAGATATCGATATCGCTGGTGAAAGATATAGCGTTCATCCATGCTTTCTCAACATCCTTATAAACGAGGTTGATCGTAAGCGATGCGTTCTCTCCGGAGCTCTTGAACCTCTGTCCGCCCGGATAAACGGCACCGAGCTCATATCCCCTGAAATCACCTTCCGTATCGGTCTTCTCGCCATATACGACATTATTCTTGTCGATGAAGATCACCCTCATGCTCTCGTTCTTGAGCTTCATGAGATTGGTTCGCAAGCCCTCGTCATAATCGTTCATCGTGTAAGTCTCGACAAGCTCGCTATAACCCGTGATCTTGGACGAGCCATAACCGGTAGCCGATGTCTGTGCCTCGCCTCCGGAAGTGGCGTACTCCGCTATCGTCGAGATCGGATATACACGGTTCGGACGGTCGGCGTGGGCGTACTCTCCCAGCTTCGTGTCAAAATCGGATATCTTGAACGTCATACCTACCGGAGTGAGTATGATCGCCTTGATATAGTCGGGAACGAACGGACACTTGCTCGTGCCGGTATTGAAAATCTCGGAACCGCAGTCCCTGAACATTTTTACTGCCATAATTATCTACATGTTATATTTTTTACATTTAATCTTAAATCCTTAATATCAATAGCGTCTATGCGATCGTCGAACTCACTTTTCCCCTCGCCATACACGCCAGCCCTTCCATACCTGAAATTATCGGTCTTCACATGGGATACTATCGCCCCGGGGCCTATATCAAACTTGCGATCGTTGGATATCCTCCTTATAAGGCTGTCATATACCGGATACAACGTAGCCTTGAAGGACTTCTCCAATCGCTCCTCATTGGTATAATTCCCCAACGTATTCACGGCTATTATCAAGGAAAGGCTCACGGACGTTAATGAAGGGTTGGACTTGTCCTCGTCGAACGGGGAATATAACCCTATCATAGGATATTTCCTCCCCGCCGTTACGGGTGCCTTCCCCATGGCGGAAAGCGTCTTGGCCATATATTGCCAATCACCGAATTGGTAATTGACCATATACCCAACGTCTTTTGAAACGCCAGCGACGATATCCCTGAATATATCCACCAAGACATTCATATATTCATCTCATTTATATGGGTCAATATATTCCTGTCAATATCCATGTCCTCCTTGAAAGACTCCCTTATGCGATCCGATATCCCGATGTTGATATCCACCATATTATTCCATGCTTGGGTCATCATCCGGGAGGTATGCGCCAATATCCGCCTCACGTCCACGTCATCGGACGTGGAGGATACGGATATCAGCGTCTCGTTTCTCTGGTAATGAAAATAGACATACATAGCCATGGGAGACCTATCCGATCTCAATATCCCTAGGATATAATCAAACATGTCGTTTCCCTTCCTGCCATTATCGGCGTAATCGACGAATGAGTCATAATATCCTCCCATGAGCGAGACGAGGTACTCGTCCCCGTAGGTCTCGATATACCATACCACGTTCTCCGATATGGCATTGGAAGCCTCATTGGAGAATCCCCCGTCCTCCGGTATCACGAGTCCCTGTATCCTAAGGTCTCCCTTGAAGTACGCATTGTCTATTATCATCGCTATTTATCTTTATCAAGTGACATTTTCGAGTCCCCGAAGACGGATGTCTTGGTATCCGTGTCCGGGATTCTCTTTCTTGTCCCAACCGGGGTCTTTGAGGATATATCGATCATGCCAAGCTCCTTTCGTATGGAATTCTCCTGAATGACCTTGTCGACCTCCAGCTCCTCACCCGTTATAATTATAGAAACCCTCATGTCATTATGTATTAAGAGGATTTCTTGATAGCGGTCAATACGTCGGATAACTTGCCATAGGCGAACGCCCACGGGTTGTATACCGGCATGATAACCTCCTCGTCCACGATCACCGCCGTCTGGTTTTTCAATCGGCTCTCGATATCATCGGCGAACTCGATATTGATAGAGGTATAATCCACCAAGGAGGCCCCGTTAACCATATCCCCGACGAAATAATACCCCGGCATGATACAAGTGGTCTCGACAACGGGTCTTCCGGCCACGTACTTCACGCCGTTCACCAACGTCACGAGATTCAAATCCCGCCCCGACGTGTCCTTCAAGGTCTCGATCTCAAACAAGGTGGATGGGTTCATGGCGATCATATTCGGGGTATACTCAGCGTACGTCATGACACCGAAGATAGCCTTGACAGCGTCCCCTAGGTTCGGGGATGCGACGGTGTTGAAGAAATTATTCTTAACCTCGAAGGTAGCGGCGGTGAATACG